GATAATAAAGGCAGACAGGATTCCCTATAAGATAACCAAGCTTTGAATTCTTGAGAGTCTTTAGAGATAGGGAATTTTGGAGAAATCCAAGATTCCGTAATATCATCTGAAGGGTCCCAGAAGAACGCCGAGCTAGGGTTAGCAAGCGAGGAAAGTTCACCATCACCGAACTCTTCCAGAGATACTAAATCTGGAAGATCCTCAGTGAAGGGCGAACGAAACATATAATCCTCACAATAAGGAGCGTACCATTCCATAAACCTTGGAGGAGAGACTAGGAAGTCAGAAATCTTCTTTGTTTCTCCCTCTAAGTTACCCCAATCTTGCTGAGTTAGAATATCTCGGTAGATATCTCTAGCTCGTTCTGATAAAAAGGCTACAAACTTCTCTTTAGAAGAAGCCTGTTTAGAGGAATTCCAAAATTTATGATTTAATAAATCAGCAAAATTGTATGATCCGGATAATACCTGGAACCATGCATAATATTTGCTCAACCCTGTTATACCTATGTTTTTAGTCATAGGACTTAGCAGTAAAGGAAGCAAGGCATCCATGAATAAAGGTCTACGACCTAGACTCATGGCGTGCTGTGCTCTTTTCCAATTAATTGGCGAAAGAGCTTTGAGGTAAAAACTCAATTTAGGACTGCTCCAACCCCTCCCCACTAGTCTAGAAACTAGTTCTAGTCTAGCGGAAAAGGAATTAGCCGATATTTCTTCTTTAAGGGATAAAGGAGAAACATTCTCCGGTCCTAACACTATCTGGTTGGCAAATTGATATAATCTCCAACCCTCTTTACCTTTATGTAAAGATGGAGGGGAGATTACACTTTTTGTCAATGAGATAGGAATGTCCAAGTCTTGACAAATGGTTAAATACTCTTTAGCTACTAAGGTATCGGCAATGACAATATCATCACCTAAAACACGATATTTTTCAAAGAGTTGGATTTCTCCAACAACTTTGAAATGAGCAAATTGCACGAGAAAATGATGGAGTAATGCAAGAGCAGCCCATGAGGATAATATCCCCATAGGTTGACCTCGCCCATATCTGATGGATTTCTTTCCTTCATGTATATAGGGTTCATTCTTACTCTTATCAGGGAGTGCGAAATCACGATTGGCAACTAATACATCCCACATGTCCCCTATCGGTTTACCGATAATGATATCAAACATTATCTTATATAGATAACGAGGTATCATATCAGTAGCCGACTTGAGATCATAGGAATAATATTCGGAGTGATTCTTAAAAGAATTCACCCCTTCCGTTTGATCGAAAGTGCAATCGCAGTCTCCAAACTTCTCTAATAAAGAGAAAAGAGATTTGTGTAACGGTAGGAGACAATATTGGGTCCAGTAATCAGCCATGGCGAACACCCGTACTTTCCCAGCAGCTTCATATTTTAAATGAAGCTTACCCAAGTAGAGAGTGCCACTTCGATAGCGTGGACGGTAGAAATCAGCCCAAGGTCTCATGAGAGCATATATCAAATTGTAAATTCTCAAGCCCCGAGTATC